TAAAATCTAAAAAGTTTTATCCAGTATTCATCACAGGATTATCTGGTAATGGTAAGACACTTGCTGTTACACAGGCATGTGCTGAATCAAAACGTGAAATGATTAGATGTAATATTACGATTGAAACAGACGAGGACGATTTACTTGGCGGTTACAGACTTAAAGATGGTCAGACCGTATGGCAAAATGGTCCTGTAATTGAGGCGATGGAGAGAGGCGCTGTTTTACTACTTGATGAGATTGACCTTGCAAGTAATAAAATAATGTGTTTACAACCTATCCTTGAAGGGTCTGGTGTCTATGTTAAAAAGATAAACAAGTTTGTTAAACCTAAACTTGGCTTTAATGTGATTGCAACTGCTAACACTAAAGGTCAAGGTAGTGATGACGGTAAGTTTATCGGTACTAATGTACTTAACGAGGCATTCCTTGAAAGATTTCCTGTAACATTTGAACAACAATATCCTTCTGCTAAAATAGAAGAAAAAATTGTTGCTCAAAAACTTGCTAGTGCAGGTAAAAGAGATCAAAAGTTTGCTCACAATTTAGTGACTTGGGCTGACGTTATCAGAAAAACTTATATTGATGGCGGTTGTGATGAGATTATCTCAACGAGAAGACTAGTCCACATTGCTGAGGCATATGGAATCTTTAAAAACAAAATGAAGGCAATCAATGTTTGTACTAACAGATTTGATGAAGATACTAAATCATCATTTACAGACCTGTACACTAAAGTTGATAGTGGTGCTTCAGTAGAACAGATTCTTTCTGATAAGAAGGCGGCTGAAGAGGCTGAGATATTATCAGAAAAGAAATCCGATGATAGTGAGGAAGATAGTGAAGAAGACTTTACTGTCTAAATCTATCCATAGTGTAAGTCCGCTTGTGGCCAGAGATGGCCACAAGTTAAACTTATTAGAGGAGAATTATGAGTAACTTTAAAGACAATAGTGGATTAGAAACTATCAAACCTAAAACCTCAAAAGAGGAACGTGATAGAATGATGAAAGAATTTTTAAATAAAGGTGGCAAAATACAAAAGATAAAACCAGGTATTGCATATAACATGGGTAGTTTAGATAAGAGTAAGAAACCTGCCTATACAAAAGATGATATTGAGAAAGGTGTACAAGGACACGCACCTAAACCAGATTATAATACATATAAAAAAGGTTCGTACCATGACTATGACGTGGGTGGTGACAACCCACCAGTATGGGAAAAACAACCAAAGAATGAGATGGGAGGTAAATAGTAGTGAGTATTACAGTTGAAGTAAGAGGCGGTAACCTTGAAAAAGCTATGCGTGTATTGAAGAAAAAAATAATGAAGGCAGGCATAATCAAGGACATAAGAGATAAAAGATATTATCAGAAACCGTCAGAAATCAAACGTGAAAAAGCCAAAGAACGAGCTAAGATAATCAGAAAAGCACAAAAACAAAATGATGAATTTCTTGGTTACAAGTGGGTTAAAGGCGTAAAAGTAAAGAAAATTTAAGAATTTCTATGCCGTCTGTGTTGAACAAGTATATATATTATTACTACATGGCGGTTCGTAAGACCTTGTAGAGGTATAGAAAAAGGTAGAGAAATCTACCTGAAAAAACGGTGATCTTTGCCAGTTTAACTCCGTGACAAAAGGAAACTGGCGCTTGAAATTATATAAATAATTATTATATAATAATAGACAACGCCTTATAGGGTTGTCAGAAAATTAACTTTGCTTAATAAAAGGAGGTTACAAATGACCAATAAAGCACTATCTATTTTCAATCAATTAAGACCATTAACCGTAGGGTTTGATGACACGTTCAGACATTTTGAATCAATGTTTGATCATCAATTAGATCATATTAAAAACATCCCTGCTTTCCCGCATTACAATATAGCGAAACAAGGAAAAAACAAGTACGATATTCAAATCGCTCTTGCAGGTTATAACAAAAAAGATATAGACATTAACCTTGAGGAAGGTGTTCTATCTATCGAGTCTAAAGTCAAAGAAGTTGTCAACGATTCTGTTGGCGCTGACGCTGATAAAGACGAGGAGATGATTCATAAAGGTATCGCTAAAAGATACTTTAAGAAGTCTTTTACAATCGCTGAGGACTGTGAAGTCAAAGGCGCTGAACTAAAAGATGGTCTATTGAGAATATCTTTAGAGAGAATTGTTCCAGAACATAAAAAAGCTAGAACTATCTCAATCAAATAACAAACCAATACGTGCTATGTTTCAAACGCATAGCACGTATAAATAATTATATTATGAATTTCAAATGGGACCTAACAAAGTTTATTAAAGAAGCAAGAGCAAAAAAATCTGCAACTGCTGTATTAAGAAAACGATCAAAAGATTCGCTTGCAAGACCTAAAGCAACGAAAAACATCACATCAAAAGACTCACGTTTACAAGGCATATAGCCTATTGACAAATTAACGTGATTAGTATATAATGTATATAATTATATAATGAAGGAGAAAATATTATGAAAAAAGGTGATAAAATACCTGATATTAGTTTTAGAACTAGATCATTAGGTGAATGGAAGAATGTCAATACAGATGACTACTTCAAAGGTAAGAGAGTAATCTTATTTGCTCTACCTGGTGCATTTACACCAACATGTTCAAATCAACAACTACCTGGATACGAAAAATTACATGACGTATTTAAACAACATAGTATAGATGAAGTTTATTGTTTATCAATAAATGATTCTTATGTTATGAACGCTTGGGCAGCCAATCAAAAATTAGAAAAAGTAAAAGTCATACCTGATGGTAATGGCGACTTTACAGATCAAGTAGATATGCTTGTAGAAAAATCTGATTGTGGTTTTGGTATGAGATCATGGCGTTATGCTGCTATCGTAAATGATGGTATCGTTGAAGTTGTGTTTGAGGAACCTGGTAAGGTTGATAACAATGATGGAGATCCATATAGTGTATCTTCGCCAGAGAATGTATTGAAATATTTACAATCAATGGCTAATCAGCATATTGACAAAAAACAACATTAGTGATATAATTATATTATGAAATACAATGAAGATAAAATCTTAAAAGAGATTGGTGATTATATTAAGTCAACTTATGGCCAACACTATTCAAGTGACCAAAAAGGCTTTCAAGTTTTAGATTTACTTAAAACATTAAAGATCGGAAAAGATTTCTGTCATGCTAACGCAATTAAATATTTGTGTAGATATGGCAAAAAGAATGGACACAACCGTGCTGACTTATTGAAAGCAGTACATTATGTTATACTATTATTAAATTATGATAAGGAGATGAAATGAAAATAAGTGATAATACAATTGGTATTTTGAGAAATTTCTCGGATATCAATGCCAACATATTATTTAAACCTGGTAAGTCATTAAGTACAATGAGTACCATGAAAAATATTATGGCACAGGCAGACGTTGAAGAAGAATTTGAAAGTGAATTTGGTGTATATGATTTACCTGAATTTTTAAGAGCGATTGATTCTTTTCAAACACCAGTACTAAAGTTTAACGGTACTGCTAATCTAAAAATACAAGATGAGAAATCTACATTAAGTGCTAGATATGCATTTGCTGATAAATCTACTTTAAGATATCCATCTAAACAAATATCAATGCCAGATAAAACAGTTACGTTTTCACTAAAGAATAGTGACTATGAATCTGTTAAGAAATTATATACAAATTTAAGTTTGCCAGATATTGCTTTTAAAGGTGAAAAAGGTAAGATTAAATTAGTTGCATTAGATAAAAAGAACTCTAACTCAAATGAATCGTCTGTAATTGTTGGCGAAACAGATTTAGAATTTACTGCATATGTCAAGGCTGAGAATATGAAAATTATTCCTGGTGATTATGATGTTGCATTATCAAAGGCAAAGATTGCTCACTTCATAAACAAAAAGGTTAAAGTACAATACTGGATTGCTTTAGAAGCAGATTCAACATTTTAAGGAGGTCTAAATGTCAGATTTCCTATGGGTTGAGAAATACCGTCCTAAAAATATATCAAGTTGTATCTTAACTGAAGATTTAAAGAACACATTTTCTAAATTTCTTATACAAAAAGAAATACCAAATCTTCTCCTTTCAGGCACAGCAGGTACGGGTAAGACAACAGTTGCTCGTGCCTTGTGTGAAGAACTAGGTGCTGATTATATAATCATCAATGGTTCAGACGAAGGCCGTCATATAGATACTTTAAGAACTACAATTAAGAACTTTGCGTCTAGTGTTTCATTAGATGGTGGTTCTAACCATAAAGTCGTTATAGTTGATGAGGCAGATTATATGAATGCTGATAGTGTTCAACCTGCGTTAAGAAACTTTATTGAAACGTTTTATAAGAATTGTAGATTTATATTTACTTGTAACTTTAAGAATAAGATAATCCCAGCATTACATAGTCGTTGTACTGTTATTGATTTTCGTATTACAAATGGTCAGAAAGTAAAAACTGCTACTGCATTTTTAAAAAGACTAGGTGAAATACTTAAAACAGAAAACATAGAATACGACAATAAAGTACTTGCTGAACTAATACAAAGACACTATCCAGACTTTAGAAGAACTATCAACGAATTACAAAGATATTCTGTAAGAGGTAAGATAGATAGTGGTATATTAGTTTCATTATCTGAAATTAACAATAAAGAGTTAGTTAAGTTACTAAAAGAAAAAAGATTTAGTGATATGCGTAAATGGGTTGTTCAGAACCTAGACAAAGATCCTTCTTCTCTATTCTCTGGTATCTATGATATTCTCTATAAACATCTTCAACCACAATCTATCCCTGCAGCCGTACTAACAATCGCCGATTACCAATATAAATCTGCCTTTGTGGCTGACCATGAGATAAATATGGTTGCGTGCTTGACACAGATCATGGCCGAATGTAAATTTAAGTAGAGGAAGAAATGGCAAGAAAAACATTATTTAGAAAATTGATAGTGAAATGTAGAATGTTTTGGGCAGACATAAGAGGACATCACGGTAAAGTTTGGAATTACGAACCAAGCGACTACTATATGGGAAGTCACAAAGGTCACAAGAAACATGAAAAAAGACACTTGAAAAGTAATACACTTTTCAGATTTTAACAATGAGGGCCGCTTTAGCTCAGCTGGTAGAGCAACTGATTTGTAATCAGTAGGTCCGCGGTTCAAATCCGTGAAGCGGCACCAGAAATTATATTATGATAGAATACAAATTATCTGATTATCTCAACTCAATTAACTGGTCAAAGGTTAATCTGTTAGACGGAGATGATCTCACTTGGGAAAAGAAATATCCTCCATACATCATTAATCGTTGCCTATCGCAACATGTAGATTGCATTATGATGGCAAACGAGATGAATATTCATCACAGCCTCACTAAACGTTTGCAATTTCACTTCTTACTAAATAGTATAAGAAAAAGAAAACGATTTGGTGGGAAGTGGGTAACCACTGCTAAGTCCAAAAATTTAGAGTATGTTAAAGAATATTATGGTTATAGCAACGCAAAAGCAAAAGTAGCCCTTGACATATTAGATAAAAAACAATTGAATCTTATCAAAGAAAAACTTGATAAGGGTGGGAGAAAAAGATGAGTGAAGAAAATTTTAACTGGTCGCCTGAGCAGATGTTAGAGGTTACACTTAAACAGCCAGATGACTTTTTAAAGATAAGGGAAACTTTATCCAGGATAGGTGTTGCAAGTCGTAAAGACAAAACACTATTTCAATCGTGTCACATATTACACAAACAAGGTAAATATTACATAGTACATTTCAAAGAACTGTTTGCTTTAGATGGCAAAAAGGCAACACTAGTTGAAAATGATGTACAAAGACGTAACACAATATCAGTTTTATTACAAGACTGGAACTTATTGTCTATAGTTAAACCAGAGGCTGCTGAAAACAAAGCACCTTTATCACAAATAAAAATTATTGCTTTCAAAGAAAAGAGCGAATGGAATTTGCAAGCAAAATATAATATCGGAAAAAAACAATCAACTGAAGAAACTAAAACTGAATAGGAGTATATTATGAATAGTAGGTATAGTGAAATTAGATTATACAGACTCACGTCTGGTGAGGACGTGATCGGCACACCACAAGAATCAGACTTTGATGGTTCTGTAGCAATAAAGAAACCTTTTGTATTGATACCAATGCAAGGACAACCTGGGAAACCTATGCAAATAGGATTTCATCCTTACATACCATACACAAAAGACGAAGTTATACACATTAAATCAGCAAATATAATTACTGAAACAACACCAGATGATAATATGATTGGTGCATATCAACAAAATACAGGTCAGATAGTTACACCTAAAAATAAAATCATCACGTAATTGACATTTTTGTCTTTTAATGTTATAATATATTATGAATTTGGCGAGTAGTTTTTATACAAACGTTTTGGAGCATAAAGGTAAGCTTCTTATAAGAGGTGTCAATAATGGGCAATCTTATTTGAGTCGTATCAATTATAGTCCTACACTATATCTTCCTACAAAAGAACAATCAAAATTTAAAACACTAGACGGCATAAATTTAAAATCAAAGAGATTTGATTCTATATCAAAAGCAAAACATTTCTACCAAGAGTATAACGGCATACCTGAATATAAAATCTATGGTATGAATAGATACAACTATCAATACATCGCTGACGAATACAAAGGCGAGATGAGATGGAATAAAGACTATATCAAACTATTCACACTTGATATTGAAACTACTTGTGAGAACGGCTTTCCCGATCCTGATACTGCAAAAGAAAAGATTATTTGTATTACTGTAAAAAATCATAGTAATAAACAGATATTAACATGGGGTACAGGTGATTTTATTTCTAAAAAAGCAAACGTAACATATGTAAAATGTCAAAATGAAAAACACTTACTATTAGAGTTTCTAAAATTCTGGTGTAAGAATCATCCTGATATTGTTACTGGTTGGAATGTAAAATTCTTTGACATACCTTATCTTATGAATCGTATGAGATTTATGTTTGATAATGATACAATTAATAAAATGTCGCCATGGAATTATGTCAATGCAGATAGAATACAACTCGGACAAAAAAATCAACAATACTGGAATATACTAGGCGTATCTGTATTAGATTATTTTGATCTGTATAAAAAGTTTACATATGTCCGACAAGAAAGTTATAAACTAAATTACATTGCCAAGGTAGAACTAGGCGAACAGAAATTAGATAACCCATATGAAACGTTTAAAGATTTCTATACAAAAGATTATCAAAGGTTTGTAGAGTATAATATACAAGACGTAGAACTTGTTGATAGACTCGAAGACAAAATGAAACTGATTGAGTTATGCCTGACTATGGCATATGATTACAAAGTAAACTATACAGATGTTTATTCACAAGTAAGATGTTGGGATACAATCATCTATAATCATTTACTTACAAAAGATATTATTATACCACCTAGAGAAGATCAGATCAAGGACACACAATACGAAGGTGCATATGTAAAAGATCCACAACTAGGATTACATAACTGGATTGTTTCGTTTGATTTGAACTCACTATATCCGCATTTAATTATGCAATACAATATTAGTCCTGAAACGTTTTTAGGTGTAGAACCTAAAGCAGTAGGCGTAGAAAACTTTTTAGAAGAAAAATTAAATCTTAAATGGGCAAAAGAACGTGATGTTACTATTGCACCAAACGGCGCTATGTTTAGACGTGATAAACAAGGTTTCTTACCTGAACTTATGGAGAAAATGTATACCGAACGTGTTGTATTTAAGAAGAAGTCTATAGAGGCAAAAAAAGAATTTCAAAAGACAAAAGATCCTATATACAAAAATGAGATTAGTAGATGTCACAATATACAGATGGCAAAAAAGATTTCGCTAAACTCTGCTTATGGTGCAATCGGTAATCAATACTTTAGATACTTTGATGTAAAACAGGCAGAAGCAATCACACTAGGTGGTCAGTTATCTATTCGTTGGGTAGAACGTGATGTAAATAAATTTATGAATAAGATTTTAAATACAAATAATGTAAATTATGTTGTTGCGTCTGATACAGATTCTATCTATTTAAAACTTGACAAGTTAGTAGAAAAAGTTTGTAAAGATAAAACGCCACAACAGATTACAGATTTTATAAACAAGGCTGCTGAAGAAAAAATACAGAAAGTAATTGATGATAGTTTTGAAAATCTTGCCAAGTATGTAAATGCTTATCAACAGAAAATGATTATGAAACGAGAAGCAATTGCTAACAAAGGTATATGGGTTGCTAAAAAAAGATATATGATGAATGTATTTGATGAAGAAGGTATCAGATTTGATACACCTAAACTAAAAATTATGGGTGTTGAAGCAGTTAAATCATCTACACCTGAAGTTTGTCGTGGTAAGATTAAGGATGCTATTCGTGTAATTATGAATGGTAGCGAAGAGGCATTGGTTAAGTTTGTAACAGACTTTAAAGAAGTATTTAAGACACTCTCGCCAGAGGAGGTGGCCTTTCCTAGAAGTTGTAATAACATTGACAAATATGTTGATAGTAATTCAATCTATAAGAAAGGCACACCTATTCATGTAAAAGGCTCTCTAATATATAATCATAACATAAACAAACATAAATTACAAAGAAAATATCCTTTGATTAAAGATGGTGACAAAATAAAATTTTTAATGTTGAAACAACCGAATGTAGTTAAAGATACCGTAATATCTTTTGCTACAAAGATACCACCTGAATTTGATCTACACAAATATGTAGATTACGATACACAATTTGAAAAAACATTTACTGATCCTTTACGTTTCATACTTGACTCGATAGGGTGGAAGTTAGAACGTGAGGCAACACTAGAGGCATTTTTCGGATGATTAGAATATTAATTATATTATTAGTGTTAACTGGTTGTGCTAAAAAAGAACCAACTTTAAATGCAATGGAGAAATTTTTTGATTGTTTAGGTGATAGTACCAAGTGTAAAGATATAATGAATAAAGAACAAAAGCAAAATTTTGAAGAACAAATTAAATGATAGAATTATTTTTAATATCAATTATAATACATTGGGGTTGGGCAACAGGTAATATATTAGCAGTAAAAACAGATTGGAGTATAACTAAATTTTTAGTTTTAATATTAACATTATGGACATTAACAAAAAGTATAGGGTAATTTATGCAGATCCTCCATGGACATTTAAAACGTATTCTGACAAAGGAAAGGATAGGTCTCCTGAAAAACATTATAAAGTGCTTTCTCATGCTGACATTATTCGGCTACCTGTTAACAGAATTGCTGAGGACAATGCAGTCCTTTTAATGTGGGTTATAGACCCATTGTTAGATAAGGCCTTTGAGGTAATAAACGCTTGGGGCTTTAAGTACAAGACAGTAGGATTTACCTGGGCGAAGACCAACAAAACTAAACCTGGATTTTTTACAGGTCTAGGTTACTGGACTAGAGGTAATCCTGAAATGTGTTTACTTGCAACAAAAGGTAAACCTCAAAGATTAAGTAAATCTGTACCACAATTAGTTGTAGATCAACGTAGAGAACATAGTAGAAAACCTGATATAATGTATCAACATATAGAGAATCTATTAGAAGGACCATACATAGAATTGTTTGCTAGACAACAAAGAGAAGGTTGGGATAGTTGGGGAAATGAGGTAAACAAGTGGTAGAATTGACATTAGCAATATTATATGTTATAGTAATATATGGTTTTATAATAAGTTTATTATGGATGTGGAATAATGAAGATACTAAAAGATAGTGTAAACGATTTTTTTAAATGGGTCAAAGGTACCGAGTTAGTAGAACTTGACAATATAGATGTGGCAGAGGATCCTGTAAGACCTGAATTAACATTAGGTTTTAGAATTACACACGGCAGAAAAATATTTGGTTTAAAATATAATGATGAGATAGAGGCAATAGTTTGCGTTGCATTTTGTCCTGAAATACCTTACACCGTTAGAGAAATGGATTATATGTCCAGAGTACCAACTCCTTGGAATGATGGTAAGATTGCCATTGCATATACGGTATGGTCTCGTAAAAGAGGTGCAGGTAGAGAGATAGTAAAAAAACTAGGTGAGTGGGCAAAGAAAAATAAAGTAGAAAGATTGATAACTTTATCTCCATTAACACCAATGGCTACACACTTTCATATTAAGAATGGTGCTAAACAAGTACATATAAATGAAGAAACACAAAATTTTGAATATGACATTAAGTAAATACGCTGACGAAAACAAATTACCTATAATGGATCAACAGACCTTTGAAACGGTCACTAACGATATAGGTAAAGAAAAATTTAGAGAGGACCTTGCAGAATATATTGCAACACACAGACCAAAGTTTCCTCTAAAGGAGATTTCATATGAGATAATGCGTCAGGCATTTAAATCTTTACAGAAACAAGATGTATGGGAATATGTAAAACCTATAGAACAAGTAGAGAAGAATGTAAAAGAAAAATATGACGATTACAAATATAATTTTAAAGACCATGGTCTAGGTATCATAGACGCACCATCTATATTTAATGATTTAAGTAATTACTTTCATCAACATTTAAGATTGAATTGTGGTAGTTTTGGTTTCAAAGCACCTATGGACGTATGGCACAATGGTACAGCAAAAGATATATGGCGTTGTTTAGGTCCTATATGGCGTGGTATCAATGGTATGAAACCAGTAAATATTAATACAGGTGAAAAAGCTGCTGATGGTCTTCCCATTTATAAAGAAGAATTAAGAGGTGGTGTTCTCAATGATAAGAGTTACATGTCAGCATTTAGATTAGGTACATATATTGCAACACAATTTAAACCTAATGTAGCAAAGACAATCTATCAGATGACAAATGCTAAAAGAGTATTAGATACTAGTTGTGGCTGGGGTGATAGACTTGCAGGTTTCTTTACTAGTGACGCTGAAGAATATATCGGTTGTGATCCTAACCCTAATACTTACAAACAATATTTAAAACAAGTAGAAACGTATAATAGTTTCTTATCTAAACCTAAAAAGGTAACTATCTATAATTGTGGTGCTGAAGATTTACCATGGGATAAGATAAATAATATAGATTGTGCATTTACAAGTCCACCATACTTTTCTACAGAAAGGTATAATGAGGGTGGTGAAAAAGAGGAAAATCAATCATGGCATAAGTTTGATGAGTATTCTAAATGGCGTGATGATTTTTATTTACCTGTCGCTCAAAAGAGTTTTGAGAGATCAAAGCATATGTTTGTAAACATCATGGACCCTAATATAAAAAACAAAAGATATTATAGTAGCGATGAACTTGTTGATAGTTTAAAAGATAACTTTGTAGGACAGATAGGTATGAGGATTATGCAACGACCTAAATCAGATAAACTATTTAAAAGTGAAGAAGAAAAAGCAGAGTTTATGAATAGAATATATATTGAAAACGTTTGGTGTTTTTCAAAAGAAAAATTAGATTACTTTAGACATAGTAGAAGGGCAACATTATTTTGATACAAGTAGCAGACATAAATTTAACAAATCTATGTAACGCTAGATGTCCACAATGTCAAAGAACATCGCCATTTGGTTTACAAACATTAAAAAATTTACCATTGACAACTTGGTCTTTGTTAGATTTTAAAAACTATTTTCCTAAAAATACTTTAGATGATATGAAAGAATATAGTTTTTGTGGTACATATGGTGACCCTTTGATGGCAAAAGACATAGAGCCTATCGTGTATTACATAATGGATAATTCAAATGCAAAAGTTATAATAACTACAAACGGTAGTATTCGTAAAGAAGATTTTTACAAAAGACTAGGAAAATATTGTGGTAGAAGATTATCAATGGTTATTGATGTAGATGGTGTAGATGAACAAATGCACCAGAAGTATAGACGAGGTACATCATTAAAGAAATCATTATCTGCTTTAAAAGCATTATCTACTACAAGTGCTATTCCTTTATCACAAACTGTATTGTTTAAACATAATGAGATGTACGAAAAACAAATAGAACAACTAG